TTGTTGATGATACTGTAGTTGCTCATTTAACTCTTCCTAGTGCTTTCGCCAAGGCATCCGATTTCTCCTTGGAGCCCCTGCTCGACCCGAAGTAGTACCCCACTACAGTATCCGCTTTCGCTGAGACATACCCGATCAAGGTTCCTGCAATCGCAGTGTCGATACTGATCTCCTCGAAGAGAACCGTCCAGACTATAAGCAGAAAAGCCCCGATGATGATCGAGGCTAGTATCTGGAGGGTCAGAGTATCCCCCGTCTTGATTTCTCTTTCGCGGGCGGATATCGTATCAGTGTAAGCGAGCTTCTCAAGCTCTATGTCAAGTCTCTTCAGCTCCAGTTCGAACTGCTGGTTAGCCTGCTTCAGCTTCAGGAGTGCATCTGCACCCCCGGTAGCCATAGCCTGAGCCATCTCAGACTCATCTCCGTTCGGCTTGCCGAGTATAGCGTTCGAGACGTGTTGTGCTGCGAGACCAGCGAGAGGTCCACCTAGCGCGGTAGCTAGTGCGGGAGCGACCGAAGCGAGCGTAGCTTTCCAATCAAACTTAGCCATTCGATCCCTCGTAAAAAGAAAGGGGGTACTTGCCTTGTGAGCTTTCCCCCCGAGAGAGTCAGTTCATAGCCGACTCCTGATTATCCTCTACCGGGATCAGACTTCCGGTACAGCGAGGACAAAGCCAGCCTCAGGACGGTACACCGATACACCGTACAGCGTGTCGGCGGTAAACAGGGTAGACAGGTACTCCTGCTTGTACTGAGTCTGTGAGCGAACGCTCAGTTGCTCCGCAAGTACGATGGCTTCCTTGTGGAAGAACAGCGCAGCGCGGGTATCGACGCTGCTCGCAGCGTTCTGTGCAGCCGTTTCCATAACCGGGCAGTTGCTCGATACGTACACGTCAACACCATACAGCGAGCCGATCAGGCCAGACTGAACGGTACGGGTGTCGCGGAAGTCGCTCGACACGAACCGGGTCTCGCCCATGATCGCCTTACGAAGGGTCGGCGGGATAACGAACACGCGACCGTCCATCGGAACGTCGGCGTCGTCGGACAGTTTAATCAGATGACGCAGGGCGCTATCCGAGAACACGTCCGCAGCTACTACCGTGTCGGCAGCATACGCGGTCATCGTCGCACCAACGTCGTTGTAGTAACAGTTCGGGTTGACCCAATCCGCACCATCAGCCGGGGTCAGCGTGAACGTGCCGTCACCGAAACCAGTACCGCAGTTCAGCAGGTCGGTATCGACGCGCTTAGCGAGCTGGTAACCTGCGTCCTCGGTGTAGAACCGACGCAGAGACGACAGAGCCTGCACCTCGACGATGTCCTCGATCAAGCGCGAGTATTCGAAGTGCCGGTTGATCGAGATGGTCAACTCGGATTCGAGGTTCGCTTGGATCGTGACTGCCGTGGCTTCAGCCTTGGCGTTCGCAGAACCGCGCACCGGCTTGGGTACGTGGATCAGGTCACCCTTCTTGCCCTTCATGCTCAGCTTCTTGACGAGCGGAGCCATCTTGAGGGTTTTCTTGTATGCTGCTATGATCTCGTCACTCCAGATTTCCGGAATGAACTTATCGGCAGCGGTTTTATCGACCACAGCATTCGCTGTGAAATAGGCACCACTAGTTTCGCCAGCCATTGTAATCTCCTTATCTTAGGCTAGATGACCCGTTTCTCTGCGTAGGCCCGCATGATTTCAGGTTGCAGGGCTTCGTAGCGTTCCGGGTCGGTTTGCATGAGTTTAATGATGTCGGAGCGACGATACTTCTTCCGTGGAGAGGACTCCGCTGAACTCGACACATTACCAGTGCTTGCGCGACGAGCTTCAGTCTTTCTGGCCTTCTCTTCAGCTTGGACGATCTGCTGCGTAGCGCCCTTCCGCTCCTTCCAGAGCGTGAAAAGCTCATTAGCAGCTTCCACATCATACTGTTGATCCGCCTGAACAAACAACTGCGTCCGAATCTTCGATGCTGTGATCCAGTCCCTGAATGCTGTATCCGCGAGGATCTCAGGCATGTCGGGGTGGTCAGTCTGCAACTTGCTCAGGGCTGCATTCCTCCGCATTTGCTCGGAGGACTGCTTCGCGGCCTGAACCGTCGGATGCTTCTCTATCGCTCTAGCAACAGCTTTGTCGGGATCAGTGAAGAAGTCAACTTCGTCTTCACCCTCCGTCTGAGGTGCTGCCACTTGTCGGGACTGCTTCTGGATGAAGTCATCGACTACCTTACGTAGTTCACCCACCTCTGAACTCTGACGCCCAAGGAGCTTCTCAGCCTCTTGGTGCATCTGGACCAGATCCTTCAGGCTCTTGCCCCTGTATTTCTCAGGGAGATCCGGCTCTGGCTCGGGTTCAGGTTCGGGTTCTGGCTCTGCGGGTTGTGCCTCAATGGCTTCCGCTTCATCCGTCAGTTCTACCGTCTCTACCTCACGCTCAGGCGTGAAGTCATCGACAAGGGTTGCTCGTCCCATCGTTTACTCCGTCTAAGATTAGATTGTGGAGATCAGCCGTATTTAGCTTTTATCTGCCCACCAGCCTTCTCGTGCTCGGCTATCCACCGCATGTCTTTACCGGGGAATCCGGAGTTCGGGGGTAGCTTAAATGCCACGGGGCTGATTATCCTTCGTGCTTCCTTCCCGCACCCGCACCTCACGGGAGCCGAGTAGTCAGTTACGAAGTGTTCGGTCACATGACCGTCTTCACACTGGAAGTCATACGCTCGTAATTGAGGCATCACTTCTTCCTGTTCTTTGCCTTCTCTTCCCGCATCTTGTTACGCAGGTAGATGTCATTACTTGGAGTCTTGCCCTTCGTCAGCTTCCGTTCGTTCGGACGCTGGTGCGAGTACGGCTTGTCAAGGGCCTTCATGGTTGCCCGAGTCCGCTCGATCAGCCCCTGCTTGGGAGCTGCCTTCGGCTTGGGCTTGGGAGCAGGGGTGGCCGGGGCTTTGCCCTTGACTGCCTCTTCCTCTGCTCGATCAATCTTGTTCTTCAGTCTATCCTTCAGGGCCATTCTGAGCTTCCTCGTAGATACGATTAATGGTCTGTTCCAGATTCAGCATGTACGCTATGACATTGAGCTGCCCCTTGCGGAAGAACAGGTCGTTGGCATCGCGGGTGTATTCGACTGAGTTGATGTTCTCGACCTGATCCCTCAGTTCCTTGAGGAGCGTCTGGAATCCATCCATCCTGAAGAGTGCGAAGTAGTTCTCGCAATACGTCTGTAGTTCCTTATCCAAGCGAATCTCCCTCGGGGGTCAGGTATATTGTACCACACTTTCTACGATTTATCAACCCCTGAGTGTGTATTTTTACCAGATTTCCTCTCCTTGACACCCTCAAGTTCCTTCAGACGGGCTTCCAGAACCTCGATTCGGGCCGCCAGAGAGGCGTACATGGTGTTGATTTGGGTCTCCAAGAGCTTGCGTTCGTGTGCTAACATCAGAATAATACCCCGGCTGCGACCGACAGGATCGCTATGAGTTCCTCATCGTCCTCAAGGATCATGGCGGCGAGCACCTCAGGGTCTTTCGGTAAAGGCCCGTTAATGGTCCGCTTGATCCTTCTGACGTACCTACGTCCACCCCAACTGTCTTCGACTGCAACAAGGGCTTCAACTACGATATACCCTGATGTAGCCATAGAGAGCGGGTAGTTCTCTAAGTAGCCGTCCGTAGCGATGGATATGGGTGAAATCATACCCGTGTAACCGTCACGCTAGTCGCTGGATCGCCAGTGATAAGCTGTGTTAGCGTCCCTGCTGTCCGGGTGGACGCGGAGACAAACATCGGATTAGCGCGATCCAGCCCAAGTAATCGCCAGATATCGTCAATCATCGAAGTCTCTTCGTCCGCCGCAGAGGCTACCAAGGTCAGGCCACCAAGCGTCACGCTTGAGTCCCCAACGATGGCTATCGACCCACCAGAGACGAGGGTAACCCCTCCCAAGGTGGTTGCTGACGCCCCTGCAATCGCCAGTACCCCTGAACTAGAGACGAGGATATCCGCAAGGGATATAGCTGAGTCTCCAGTAATCGTCAAAACCCCTGAGCCAGCGGCAAGTACTTCTGCGAGGGAGATAGCCGAGTCCCCGGTGATCGGACCGCTAACCCCTCCACCTGCGCTGACCAGCGTAACGCCACCTACAGTCTCAGTCAAGACCCCTACAATCGACAGGGCTCCAGTTGCTGATGAGGTGACCGCAGCAATCGTCTGGCTCAGGCTTCCTTGGATCAGGATCGAGCCTGTCCCTGAGCCTGTTACCTCTCCAAGGGACTGCGATGAACTACCCTGAACCAGCAAAGAGCCAGTCCCGGCAGCAGTCACCTCAGCCAGTGTGTTGCTAGCATCGCCTGTGATCGGCTGTGGGCTGCCGCCCGCTGAGGCTAGGGTTACCCCACCGAGGGTGTCCGAAAGCGCCCCTACGACGCTCAGAGAGCCGTCTGAAGAGGTTAGTACATCACTCAGGGTTACCCCGAGGCTCCCGACGATCGTGAGTGCCCCTGCTCCCGAGGCTGTCACGTCCGCGAGAGTCTGGCTCAGAGTACCCGTTCGTCCAGCTAAACTGTAATCTACGTCCCAATCTACATAGCCGAACTCACCAGTCGTTCGGTTACTCGGAGAACCACCCGATTTGGTGGCAACGATCTGGACTTCGACCAGAGACCCATCTGAGGTGCCGAGCAGGCTGGCATCCCATGTGATCTCTCGAACAGCCCCGGTCGTGCTGGTACTCGCCCATGTGTCGATGGCAGTGCCACCGTTCAGGACCGACCCGTTCTCGTACAGGTACGCATTGAACGTAACCGAGCTGCCATTTGCCGTGACACGGTACTGGACGCTGAAGTTCTGGAGTCCAGCCCCTGTGTTCGGAGGTCCAGTCGGAGTCGGGAACGAGACGTGCAGCACAGAGTCTGCGTTGTTACTGGACGCAGTCAGCCAGTTCCCGTCCTGCGCGGTAATATCAGTCAGCGTACCACTGAGGTTCGTCTGAGTGATTATACTGTCTGGTAACTTAGTTTCAGCAGCCATTACTGTCGTTCCACTGTAATGCCGGTCGTTGAATCACCCGACAGTGCCAGCGAGATACCAGCGAAGGTTTTACTAGACTGCGTTACCGTCAGCGGGTTATCCGGATCAAGACCCAATGCTTGCCATATCTCGCGGAGCTTCTGTAGCTTCGTAATCGGGATGATACCACCTACCGAGCCATCTGCAAGGATCGTTGCCGCTGACAGGGTTACCGACACGTCCCCTACAATCGTCACTCCGCCTGTACTTTGCAGGGTCAGTGGAGAGAACGACTGCGAGAGCGAGCCTTGGATCAGGACTACGCCCGATCCCGCTACTGAGAAGTCTGCTAGCGTGATCGCAGCAGTGCCTGTTATCGCATTAACGAGTGAACCCGTCGAGGATATCGTTACTTCCCCAAGGGTATTCGAGGCATCCCCTGCGATGTCTAACGCGCCTGTCGAGGCTGCGGTAACGTCACCGAGGGTGTTGGATGCTGATCCGGCAATCAGGCTGGCCCCTGTACCGGATATCGTCACGTCTGCCAGTGTTATGCCAGCCGAACCTGCAATCAGGCTGACGCCTGCGCTGGAGATGGTGACATCGGCTAACGTGACGTTGAAAGCACCACCGTTAGGCGGTTCGATTAGTTCTCCATCGGAGACTATAGTTACTTCGCCAAGGGTGTTACTCGCGTCCCCTTGGATCAGGAGCGTACCCGCCCCGGATGCAGTTACTTCCCCGAGAGTTACCGAGGAGGAGCCAGCGATGGTCAGAGCGCCGTCTGCCGAGACGGTCACCTCTCCAAGGGTGACTGCCGAGGTTCCAGCAATCAGAAGGACGCCCGTGCTGGAGACAGTCACATCTCCAAGCGTTACCTCTAGAGTTCCGGACGCAGCATTAACGGTCGTACCCGCTGAGGAGACAGTCACATCTCCAAGGGTATTACTTGCGGTTCCTACGACCGCAAGCGACCCGTCCGATGCGACCGTAACCTCTGCCAAGGTTACCGCTGAGGTTCCTTGGATTGTCAGGGAACCGTCTGAGCTGACGGTGACATCTCCAAGGGTATTGCTAGCCGACCCTACAATCGTCAGTGAGCCGTCTGCGCTGACAGTGACATCGCTCAGGGTTACGGTTGAGGTTCCCTGAATCAGCAGAGAGCCATCCGAGCTAACCGTGGCATCCCCGAGGGTTGTGCTAGACGACCCTTGAATCAGCAGTCCACCGTCCGAGGATACCGTAACGTCACCTAGCGTTACGCTAGACGCACCAACGATATCCACAGCTCCTGCGGAGGTACTAGTTACATCTCCGAGGGTAACACTCGACGTACCTACGATGGTCGAGGAGCCGGTACTCGATACCGTAACCCCGGCAAGTGTTACGGAGAGTGTCCCCGTTATTCCTGTGGCACCAGCCTGCTCAAGGACAAACCCCTGCCCCGGTATGAGGTTGGATTCGCCGTCAGTCTGGTCAGTTACCAGACCGATACCGGGTAGTAACCGTTCGGCCATTACGTCACCTCAACCTGAGGGCAAACGTACAGCGTAGTGTTGGACCTAGCCAAACACCCCCAAACTGTAACAATCTGTGCAGTAGCACTTGTTTGCGATGGCAGAGTATAAGAGACGTACTGCTTAGACGCGCCACCACCAGCGCCCGTCCATGTCTCAGACGAGGTTGACAGATCCGCCGCCGCTGTTAATGGACCGGGTCGAGTATCAACATGCACCCCTAGAGCAGTGTTTGCTGCCGAAGGGTATTCCACTTCGATCCAGAACTCCTCGTCCTGTATAACTGCACCGCCGTTCTGACATATCTCGACCGTGAGCGTCTTGGCAGATGTCATATCAACGACAAGCGTAGCTAGTTTAACCCTCAGTGGATGAACGCGCTCACAGGTAGTCAGGATTCCTGTTGTGTATAGTAAACTGAAGCCGTTCGTGCCATCGTAAGTAGCTCCACCGCTTCGGTAGATGCTTGTATCTTCCTCGACAATCCCTTCGCGCCATCCTTCAGCAAAAGCGTAGTATTGATCTGCCGAGGCTACTGAGTGGATATGGCAGTACGGACGCCCGCGATGCTGGCCTAGTTGCGTCTCGAACCATCCCCCAAGGCTGGCCGAAACCTTACAGCGTTCGAACTTAGCGTCTGCTTGCGAGGTACTAGATATTAGAGTTAAATTAGCAGTTGATCCAAGCTGCGAGACATCTGAACCCCGTATATGAAACCGAGTGGATACGTCAGAGTTTCCTTCGGCTGATATTAGCACTTGCCCACTACTGGAGGAAGCACTGGTAAGAGCACCGCCTTCTACGAAGACGCTGCTGCCTGCGCCTGCATCGAATACGTGTTGTGCGTTATGTCCAGCGTACTTACAGTTTCGAAGCGTCCACCATCGTTGAGCTGAGTTATTTGATGTACCCGGAGAGGCTATCCGTCCTCCTGATGATCCGGTAGCAGTAACAATCAGAGCACATTCTTCGAATACAATCCCTGTTCCGGTACTGGTGCCTTGTAACTGCGAGTTAACAGCATCCGAGCCCCCGTTGTTGTCAAACCACCACTCTATTCCATAGAAATAAGCGAAACCATCAAAGGTGTAATCATAACTGCCACCACCGAATCCGATCTTAGGGTGCGTCGTGTCGTCCTTGGTGACAACAGTGGTGGGTGGCTCAGGATTTCCGGTATCGTCTACTGCTATAACCGTAACCGCATTCGCAAGCGTTGAAGGAAGGGTTATAGTCGTATGGGCTGCATCACCAGCCCTGTTTTCGGTGAAACCCTTGGCAACATACACCGTACCGCCATTCCCGGCAGCCGTGATTGCAGCTTGTAAGGTGGCCTTCGCCAGCGCCCAAGTGCTGCCGTCGTCGGAGTCGCTACCGTCTGAGCTGCGAAGGTAGATAACAGCCATTAACTTATCACTACTTTAGGACAAACGTATAAAGCTGTACTCGGTTTGCCAAGGCAGGCATAAACCGTAACCTGAGCGTCACTCGCTCCGGTAATGGAACTGATTGTCGCAGAGACTTTACGATGGTCTGCACCACCTGCGTCGCCAGTCCACGTCTCGGAGCTTGCGGTCAAGTTCGCTGGAGTAGCAAGAGGGCTTGCCATCCGACCACCAACCGTGAGTTTCCCTAATGCCAGATCAGTCGAATCAGGGTGCCACACCTCTATCCAGAACTCGTCGTCTTGCAACACAGTCCCGCTGTCTTGGCAGGTATGAACCGTCAGTGTTTTACTAGACGTAAGGTCCAGTTTCAACTCTGCCAACTTAAAGCGATGTGGTGCCCAATACTCCTTGCAGTATGCTGATGAAGTCATCTTAACGGAGAAACCATTAGTCCCGTCGTAAGATGCGCCGCCATCCCTGTAGATCGCCGTGCTTTCTTCGGAAACACCTGTATTGCTAGCTTCGTAGAATCCGTGCTGATGCGTACCCGTCCCGATACAATGGATTTGTATGGGAGGATCGAGACTATGTTGTATCTGTCCAGCAAGATTGACGATATTACTCAACGATGCGGGGATTTTGATTCGTTCAGCGTAGCAGAATATATCTTGTGCGTTATCAGCAGCGTAGAACAGGGCTGAGGCAGTCGCCATGCTAGACGCATCAAAACAGCGCACATCAAGCGTCGCTGATCGGTCTGCGGCCTGACCGAAATAAAACACTCCGGGTTGGCTAGAGTTCTGAGCTGTAATAGCTCCCCCCATGATTGTAACTGCACACTGCCCCTGAAAGTTGAAAATCCCGGTTGTGCTGGCTGCGCAGCCGAAGTCGGAGTTTATAAACGTCATACAGTTATGGACTGAGGTGTGGGCTGAACCTCCGCATGATATATACGTGACGGACCCAGTTGCGTTGAAATTGACATAACACTTCTCAAAAACGACGTTAGTTTGCGACGTGTTGGTCGTGATAAACGTCGAGTTTAGGAAGTTAACATTGTAGAACTCTATCCCGTAGAAGTGCATGAAGCCAGAGAAGGTGAAATTGCCCGCGCTCGAAACGGTCAGGGTGGGATGAGTCCCTGAGTCTTTATCTACTGTGGACGTGGGCGGTTCGGGATCGCTTGTATCATCGACTGCTATGATACGACAGGTGTTTGCTACGGAAGTAGGACCGCTGAACGTGAACGTGCCGTTCGTCTCCGTATGCCCCTTCGCAACGTAGACGATACCTCCGTTACCGGCAGCCGTTATCGCGGCAGCGAGGGTGGCCTTAGCTAGAGCCCACGTCGAACCGTTATCGGCATCACTTCCATCTGAACTTCGGCAGTAAATAGTCGCCACTTACCGATACTCCGCACCCCAAGTATCTCCATTGATAACGTCTTGGTACGCGCCCATAGCAGTGACACGGTTCGTTTGAGACAGATACGAATACCGTGCAGCCATCAGATTCCACTCATCCTGCATCAACCCGACCGTGGCGAGTTGCGTCTGCACCTGCCCGATCGTCCAGCCCTGACTAACCCTGTACGAATTGAATCGGTCGAACAGCTTGTACGCCGTCCACGGGTCACCTGTCCGGTATGCTCGACGCAGATACGCCAACGCTACCTGCTTTTGGTTAGCCTGCCCCACACCAGTAATGTCCTGATCCGGATCAACACTGGCTTCAGCGTCCTCTCTGGAAACCTGATCTAGCACTGACGCCTCCAACGAAAGAAGAAGAGCAGACCAACCGGCTGCATCAGGAGCGCGGACATTCCGAAGCACCCTTCGTCCATCGTCGAAGGTGAACTCAACAGTGCCTCGGTACTGCCCATCTGCCTGAATGTTTGGACCATCAATGACAGCGATATTAACAATCACGAGAACCCCCAAAGAAAAGAGAGCGGCGGTCGCCCGCCGCGTTCTTAGGCGTTCGGCGCGGTAAGCGTGAACGTGTTGATGGTGATGGACTGCGACACGGCAATAGTCGTGTTGTCCAACTCCATCTGTCCGCCGCCAGACGTTGCGGTTACGCTGCCCTGCATGTGGCAGGTCGTATCCGTCGTGTCCTTGATGCGGAAGTGAGCAGCCGTACCGGCAGCCGCACCCGTACCAGACCACGTACCCGACTTAGCCTTGGTGCCACCCGACGCAGCAGCCATCCAGTCCGAGGGAAGCGCGATATGCGCCAACTCGGTGCCAGAGTCTACCTGCGCGCAGTCAGCGGGCTGTGCCCCCGTGCGGAGATCCAGATAGGGAGAGACCCCTACCGTCGTCTCGATTGCGTCCAGCATAGCGTTGCGGACGTTAGTGCTCAGTTGAAGAGCCATACTAGTTCCTCCTAGTTAAGTTTAACGGTTACGAAGTGCTGACCAGCAGCCAACATCGTAATCTTGATTTGACCATTCTTCTCCCATTCAACACACTTCTCACGAAGTTCATCGTGACGCGGCTGGCGGGTGCAGTAATAGTCTTGTCCCGGTATGTACCTCCCGACTAAGGCATCACCACGGAACCATGTGAACTCCACGAGCGGAGTAAATACGAACTCAGGAAGTTTCTCCCGATCTACTTCTTGCTTCTCAGGCTTTTTCATAAGTACCTCAGTTGACACGAACAGGGTGTACGTCGATGGATGATATGAAACCTTTCGGGTCTCGGTTGATAACAAAGCGATACGGGGTGGGTCTTAGCGTTTCCATACCTGCCTGCAAAGCGACGCTCGATCCATGAACCGCCTTCGCTGTATCTTCGATCTTATCCAGCGCACCCCTCATTAACGTGGCTACCTCCTTCATTGAGTCCAATGTCTCCGGTTTCGATGACTTAGACAGGTCGTCGATCTGTCTCTGCAACGATTCGTAGATGAGTTCAAGCGTTTCCAGATCCATTCGGCTGTCCTTGGAGCGCACGCTCTTTCAGTTTAAGGGTGAAGGCCGCCTCACGCTCTTTACGAGCCTGTTCGTCCTTCCACTTCTGCCGCTCAAGGTCCATCCGCTCCATCATCTCTTTCTCTTTCAGAGCGAAGTCAGCGATCTTCAGGCGCTTCGTGAACTCAGCGTCGTCCTGATTCCCCGGTTCGGGCTTGCTCGCAGCGACTGCCTTGAGCTTCTCGATCTCCAGTTCCTTCCAGACCACCTTAGCTTCTTCGATGAGCTTCTTCGAGCGAGCCTCGAACTCCATCCCTTGTTTGTTCACCGTCGCGGCCTGCGTCCGCTTCAGCTCAAGGTCTGCCATCAGGTTCGCTTCCTGAAGCTGCTGCATCTTCTGTGCAGCCTGCTGTTGCTCCGGAGAGGGCTGAGAAGCCTTCTTCAGGAACTCCATCAGCTCTTCGCGGTTCGACAGGTTCATGTTATCCACGATGTTCTGGATCAGAACCGGATACAGCGGAGATTCAGGCGACATCGTCTGGAGCAACTGAGTGAGCTGAGTCACCTCGTACTCGCGGGCGATGATCCCGAGGGAACTCGTCGGCAGGAACTTATAGTCCTTGACAGGGTAGTTCTCCGGGTCGAACTGCATGTACCGCCACGCGGCTTTCGCCACGAACGGCATCAGGAAGCACTCTTGGAAGTTAATCAGGGTCCGCTTATGGCGCTTGATGATCGCACCGAGGGACATACTGATCCCCGCTGCGGTCCCTTCGCCATTGACTGCCCCGGTAATCCCCGTGGAGTCCACCGCGCCGGTAGCCTGCTGCACCATAGTTTGCAGGGCGGCGGCCTGAGTGAACTGGATCTGATCCACGTTGCCAAAATGGAACGGGACAATGATTTCGTTCGGGTTGCCATTCGTGAGGAACAGCTTTCCGGGGCGAACCTCGGGTTTCGCCCCTCGGGGGAGACGAGTAGCGTCCATCGCAAGCATAGGATGGACGGTTAAAGCGAGAGCGTCGATGCGGGCACGGAGTTCTGCATCGAGTGCTTTCTGCGAGTTATACCCTTTCTCGCAGACACCCCTGCCCCAAAACCGTCCCGGTACGGTATCCCACGGGAAGGCGACCACAGGGCGATCCTGCATCATGTACGGGTTGCGCTCTGCCTTCAGCAGGACATCGTTCCCGAGGACGACAATCGCCTCTACGTATAAGTCTGAGTCCTCAGACGTACCAAGATCCTCGAAGTCCTCCGAGTCCTCCAGAAGGTACGACGGAACCAGTCCGAAGTACTTCGTGAGCTTGATCTTGTCGTCGTAGTCTACGTTCTCGTCATCCGGCTCGAAGTCCGAGTCAGCCGAGGCTGTGCCTACGTACTCGTCTTTGTAGACTCCCTTCTCTTGGAGCAGCTCCACCTGATGTCGGGGGACGAACTCTACGATAGCGACCCCAAGAGCCTCTTCGATGCTCGGTGCGGCAGGGTCGATAAAGAAGTTCCCTGCTTGGATCGGACGCAGCTTCACAACCGTCCTGTCGCGGACGGTGACACCAATCGCTTCGAGCTGTCCTTCGAGGACGGGCTGCGTCGCGGGAGCCATCTCCTTGACTTCTTCGAGGACGACCTCAGCGATACCCGTCCCGTACACGGCTGCGTTCAGGAGGGCTGTACCGACTGCCTGCCGGATCTTGGTCTTCTCGAAGTCCTCGGCAAGGCGCTTACGCAGGAACATCACGTCCAGCGCCTCGTTATCCCCGTTCTCGTCTCGGATATCGAACCAGCGACCGCGACCGAAGGTAGCTTCCTCGATCTCGGCTACGTTGCTCTCGACAGCCTGTTGAGTAGCCGGGGCGATGATCTTGGACCTCTCGGAGTCTCGGGTCTTGTCCCGAGCATCCCATATCCCTCGCCAGATCCGGTAGTACTCATCATGCTTGTCCCGGTAGTTCATGTCGTAGTGGTCCTTCCACTTCGACACCCGGTCTATGATCCACCCCTCCAGAGAGTCTGAGGTGAATCCGTCCTCCATCAGCTCGTTCTTTAGTTCTTCCATTAGAATCCCGCCACGATGTCAAGTTCTTCCCACTCGTCTACCTCAAAGTCGTAATTGTAACAGACTTGAGCAAGCTGGTCTATGTACGCCAGCGCATCCACCATATCGTCATGGGTGAGACGAGAGGGGAATGCCATGAGCTGATCGAGGAATGGAATGTTCCAGTCTCCCTTGTTCAGCGTGATTCTCCCGTGTTCGAACCTGCCTTGCAGGGCATGGACTACGCGGGTCTCCTTGTTCTGGTTGCCGTGAGTAAGCTCCTCTATCCGGAAGAACAGGTTATGCTTCTTCTGCATGTCCTGCAACGGCGAAAGGACAGCCTGCTTGGCTATCCCTTTCTCGATCCCGACAGCAATCGGCTTGAACTTCTGGACTGCCCAAAAGATGTTCCGGACTGTCTCATCGAATCCCCACCGTCCGTGCTTGATCTCGCGGACCCACCACTCCCCTTTGTCCGTCACCTTCACGATTGCCATCGCTGACTCGTCCCTTCGCTTGGACTTGGACTTGTCCTCGTGAAAGCCTGCGAGGTCAACCGCGATGTAGTAATCCCCTTCGCCGGGATCTTCCCCGTACTCTATCCAGTCATCCTTGAAGAGTTCTGACTCCCTCGCGTTGAAGGACGCCATGAACTCCTGATTGAATATGTGAGTCGAGAGTTGGTTCCTAGCCGTCTCGATCTCCTTGGGGTCCATCGTTTCGTTGTCGAATGTCGTTAGGTGCCAGTACCCCCAATCCGGATCTCCGGATAACTCAGCGTACTTCGCCAGATCGTAGAAGTGGTTCCTTCCCGCTGGCGTACCTATGAACACGGCTGAGCCTTTCTGGTCAGCCAAGGCCGGACGGATAATCTCCGTCCAGACCGACTCCTTCATAAACGCGAACTCGTCCATGACACACAGCTTCAGGGACGCTCCCCTCATCGTGTCCGGACGGTCCGACCCCTTCAAGGAGATTGTAACCCCGTTGATTAGGAATATCTGGAGGTTATTGACGTTGCTCCCCTTGACGACAGGTCTAGCGATGTTCAGGAAGGTATTCCACATAACATCGCGGGCGTTCCCCTGCGTCAGACCAACGTACCAGACCTCACCCTCTTTCCCATCCAGAGCCGCTAACAGCATCCTGTACGCAGCGTACCGGGACTTCCCACAGCGTCTCCCTGCCGCGATCACCTGAAATCGCTTGTTCGAGAGGTACACCTCTTGCTGCCACTTCAGCAGCTTGATGTCGAGGGTAGCCTCAGACAAG